ATGAATCCGAGAATTGGTGCATACAACCGAATCAGTTTAGATGTCCAGGGAGAGGCCCTAGGCGTCGCCAGGCAGCAACAGGACAACGCTGAGCAGGCATCTCGCCGCAGCTGGCAGATTGTCGAGAGCTACACAGATAACAACCTCAGTGCCTACAAGAGAGCGGTGGTCCGTCCCGCCTTTGAGAAGCTTCTGGCCGACCTTGAATCAGGCTACTTAGATGGCTTCGTTGCCTACGACATAGACCGACTCTGGCGCCAACCCTCAGACCTCGAACGAGTCATCCGCATTTACGAGGACAAGCCGTCGCTGGTATTCGCCACAGTCCAAGGCGACATAGACCTCTCGACCTCACAGGGGCGCACTATGGCCCGCATCATGGTCGCTCTAGCTAACAAGTCCAGTGCCGACAGTTCCCGCCGAGTAAGCCGAAAGATAAAGCAACAGGCCGAGTCAGGTGAACCGCACTGGTCCAGGCGTCCCTATGGCTACACGCTTGATAAGACACTCGACCCGATTGAAGCACCCGTTGTCAGGCAGATGGGGGAGTGGTTCGTTCAAGGCTTCAGCTACCGAGAGATTGCATGGCGCTTGAATGAGCAGGGTATTCGCACCCGTGCCGGCTCTCTTTGGGACGTGGGCACTATTCGCCAGTTTATGAAGGCTGAGCGGTTCGCTGCTATCCGTATCCACGAGGGCAAGATGTATGACGGCACTTGGCCAGGCATCTTCACGAAAGAAGAGTGGGCTGCGATTCAACTCGAAGTAATTATGCGTAAGGACAACTACGCTGGTCGGCCAGTCGCCAAGAAATACATGTTGACTGGACTCCTAAAGTGCAGCTGTGGTGGCTACCTGCGAGGTATGACCAAGCGAGATGCACCAGGCCGACCACTGAGGCGCACGTATCAGTGTCCCACCAGTAGTGAGACAGAACGCCGGATGGACACTTGTGGCGGCATGTGTGTTGATGCTGGATCACTTGAGCACTTCATTAGAGAGTCGGTCCTAAGTCGGATTGAGACACCTGAACTGTCAGATGTAGTTGGCACTTCTTCAGTAGACAGAGAGCGTATTGCTGAACTACGGCAGGAATCTGTGGAGATAAAGAACCGCCGTGATGTTCTGCTCGATGACTACACGGATGGCACGTTGAACAAGGACGAACTAAAGCGCACTCAGGAACGTCTAAGCGCTCGTAAGGCACTTATCGACACTGAGCTGGATACGTTGCAACGTGCACAATTCAACGTCTCCCTGAACGAAGGAGAGACGGCACGCGAAGCATGGATGGATAGACCTGATGGCTGGCGTCGCGCTCTTGTTGACTTGCTCATCAGCGAAATCACGATTAGCAAGAGTTCCCGAAAGCCTTTCTACGATGTCGATGGAAAGCGCACCCGGTTCGATAAAGACCGTGTTCAGATTGAATGGAAAACCGATATTGACAAATAATGCGCTGTGTTCATAATCATGCCTAGCGACGATAATCCCATTGTCGCTGCACATGGCACATGAAAGGAGGGGATTCAATTGGCGTTCAAGTCAGTTCGAGTTTCCGACATCAGTGGCACGGAGGGCAGCGACGAAGATTTCGTCACCGTCGTCGTGCGTAAGCACCCCGAGCTGGACGAACCCGTTCAGTTCGACGCACTCCCCGATGAAATCAAAGGCATCAAAAGTGCCGGAGACCTCGTCGTTCTTGAAATCAAGAACGGGGAAACCCGCCAGGTCGTCGTCACCCTGGCAGAGTTCAACAAGTTGTCCCCGAACATCAAGGACATCATCGCGAACGCAGACGGTCTTCGTGGCCGTCGCAAAGGGTTCCGACCTTCCGCAGCCTGAGCCAACCCGGTTCGGCTATCAAAGCAAAGCCCCATTCAGTGTTGACCGAAAGGTTCACTGAATGGGGCTCTTTTTATTTATTCGTAAGCTGTTAAAATGAGAACATATAAAAAAAACTCCCGAGTGCATTCGGAAGTCATTGCCTTCATTGTAGAGCATGACCTTTCATTCGGAAAGGAGAACATGTGAAGTTAATAGCACTAAGCGGTAAGCAAGGCTCAGGCAAGTACGCGATTGTCGATGATGACGACTTTGATGAACTGAATCAATACATGTGGCACGTAGCCGCGGGATATGCATACCGGAAGCCATCGTCGGGAGGCATCGCAATGCATCAAACGCTGCTTCACTGTCCGCAAGGTAGCCACATAGATCACAAGAACGGTCAGCCACTTGATAATCGACGGTCCAACCTGCGAGTGGTAACACCAAGTCACAACGGAGCCAATCGAAATCGATTGAATATCAACAATAGGACTGGCTATATGGGTGTCTACAAGACACCAAACAGACCAACGTGGAGTGCGAAGGTGCAAGTGATGGGCCGCAACTTTGATGCTGGACGATATCGTGATCCGGAAGAGGCTGCCTGGATGTATGACCAATGGAAGCTTGCTCTACAAGGTGAGTTTGCCACTCTTAATTTTCAGTATGTATGAAATGAGCCCGGTCTTTCGACTAGGCTCATCCACCATTCAGGCGGGAACTACTCTGGCTCGTTCTACTGCTGCCCAACGGTCGAACTTGACCAGTGCGGCGTTGACTGCTTCCCAGTAGTCGATGTAGGTCATAGCGTTGCCGTTGAACGCATCGCTATCGTCTACTGTCTGGTACTCAGCCTTGTACGACTTCGTGTCGAGCAGCAGTGCAATCAGTTCGCTGGGTGCGTCCTGCGTTTCACCCTCATCATCCGGCAGACCGATCAGGCAGACATCGCCGCCAATTGAATCACGGTGTCTCATCTGCGGGCTAGCAAGCCACCACATGAGCGTGGCACGTCGGTTCAGCTGTAGACCGATTAACTTGCTTTCCTCGTTGGCGAAGAACGATGCGTTCATTGCGTCCAGGTCGATTGCTTCGATGTTGCCACCGACAACGTGCTGGTAGTCCGCAAGAGAGTTGAAGTTCATTTCAAATACTGGTGCATCTTCGTCTGCGGGAATGACTATGCCTTTTGGCAAGTAACTCACCTCCTAAATCGTGGAATGATTCCGCTCACCGATTGATGAACAGATTCCAGTCCGCGATTACAAAGCAGTTGAGCGCACGAGCCAGGAGGGGACGCCATGTTCCCAGTAACTCGCACGCCCATCACCGCAATCGGCATCGCCCAGAACACACCATCCGAGTAAGGGCGATGTCTAGTCCAATTGCAGTGATGGAGAACTACTAAACCGGGAAGCGCGGAGGGGAGTCGAACCCACTCGTTTTGGAGGTTTACAGGTCGGGAGGTGACCTTGTGTGTCGCTTAGTGCACACCCTCATCGGCTTCTTCAGGATTACCTAGCATTCAATACCGCTCTGCCACACGCTCGCCGGGTTAGTAGTTCTTCAAATTGTTCAGGTGCTTGGTCGCTTTCTTTATTTCCTAGTGAAAGCGGAAGATCTAGGGTTGCCGACCAATGGTTAAGGACTTAGCCTGTTTCCTTGGTCGCGGCCTCACTTATTTCTAAGCTTTTTCGGGCAACGCTTTGGCCGGTGGGTGCTTACGTTGCACCCTTTACGTCATACGGCTAGACGCTGGTCGGCCACTCGTCTCCTCAAGGCAAGAACTTGCTTATTGAGGAGCCACGGTAGAAGTTGCTTGCGGGTGCGCTGAATACAACGACTCAACTGCTGGGCAATCCACTGTGGTGAGTTAATTGGGTCTGACTCTAAGGTTTCATATACGATACCGAGAGCCACAATTTCATTCGGCTGATTAGTCATATCCCTAGGGAGGATTATGACATCCTCGTTCATTATCGACAATGCTAATTTCTTTCCCCAGAAGCTTGCATTATTTATCAGGTCTTGAATTGGATCGGTGGGTGTATCAATCATCGAGAATTAGTGCCCATTACGCGTTCTCATTATTGTTATTGGGGTAAAGGGTGTTTAGCTGCTTATCTATAAGATTGTGCATACCCCTCTTTTCGTCAGCATATAGATCTTCGTCATCGTAGTATGGTTTTTCCCCGATAATATGCGTGTCAACCAACTGCTTAACTGCACTCTTAAAATTATCCAATGAAGTGTGCAAATCTATTTCATCCCACAATTGTGTAAGTGCTTCATCAAACGCTTCTGCTGATGGGGTGTTAGGCATTATAGTAGCTCCATTAAGTTATCGTGTAATATCTTTTGCTCTTCGTAAGTTAAGTGAACCATCTTTGTGTTAGCCTCTCTTGGGGGTTGGGTGAGTGCTTTAAGCTCTTTGCTATTGATAGCTTCACAGAGTACTTTGTAGAACGGAGTAGATTCGTGGCTATATATTTCGTAAGCCGTTTTAATAGCCTTGGCTTGTAATATTTCAGCTTCCACCGCTCTTGTATTCCCGTATTGGTGGATAGCTAATTCGTGTTTGGCATCTGCTTCATCAATAGCTATGTTCACAAGCCGTATTCCTTCTGACTTTGGACTATAACCTGTAAACTTTATGCCTATATCTGCTAACTCTCTGCGATAAGTTCGGGCTAATTCGTGTAGCTCTCCATCGTCTGTTGGGGCGTGAGGGGTGTTCATCCGTTTGTCTCCTCGGGCTTCAATCGCCCCGACTTCAATATCGAATCTGTAGCCGTAAACACCTGGCGTATCGCCTTGTCGTCCGGCTTCTCGCCCCGTAACCAGGTCTGAATGTAGTCACGGCTCTCTGGAGCGTTCATCTGGTCCAGAGCATTCAGTTCGTTCATTGCCAGGTACGCGGTACCCTCGGCTTGAAATTCAAATACGCCTCGGTGTGATTGGTACTCTTCCAAGCCTTCAGGTGTCGTGTGCTTAAGTACGACGTGGCCCAGCTCGTGCAGCAACGTCTTGAACGGATACGCTGCGACCGGGTTGATGGCTACTTCATTGCCGCGTGAGTGTCCTTGGCTGTTTCCGTTCATCGACTCAAACGCCACTTGCTGAATACCTAGGGTTCCCATCGCTCGCTCCCTCGACCACTCAGGGGGCTCGTAGGGCGGCAGTTCGTCACCGTCTGTGTCTGCCAGCTCGAACACGCTGTTGACCCACTTGAAGCCCTTGACCTGGTTCTCGAGAACGCCGTCCTTGTTTGCCTCTTTGTAGATCAGCGGAACTTGGACAGCCATCGCCTTTGAACCCCGACGTACCTGTCGTCCTAGTTCGGTCCACTTCTTGTAGCTCGCCACCGGTCCAGTCGCGCCTTGCATGTAGAGCGCTATTTGATTGCCGAAGCTATAAGAATGGAAGCGGCTATATGTTTGACCAAGCGAACCATCGAGGTTTATAGCTTCCTCTAGTAGCTCAGCCCACTCAAGTTCTTTCGGGTTGATCTTCTCGCGTGGCCGGCTGTTGGTGATGAGTTCACTCATGCACCAGCCTTTAGAAGCTCAGGGTTCTCGTAGATGTTGCCGATGACTTCAAGCGAATCCCATTGATACCAGTGGTCAGGAGTTTCTTCGTCTTGCTCCAACTGTAGAAATTGGCCATTTTCGAAGACAACAGAGAAGCGCCTATCTATACGTTCGCGGTCTCCCCAATTGCTCTGCCATTGATATCTAAGGATGTCGCCTTCATAAATCTCCGAAGCGTTCTTGTCTTTGAGGCCTGTGTATTGCAGAAGGACGTATCGGTCAGCTTCTCCCTCACTGATAGCTCGCCAGGCAGCAGCACTCCACTCGCCCATCAGGACGATTTCACCATCCATCGAGAAGCCGGAAGTCCCGAACAACCACTCGTTCACTTTGGTGTCCCATACGCGGAACTTGATTACCCGACTCACAACCAACCGCATCTTCCTGGTCGCCCAGTACATCGGTGTCCCGCTTGCTGACGTGGACAGAAGCCGAGCCTGTGTTTCAGTTTTCTATATAGGTCTTTCATTCATGGGGTCTCCGTTTAGTTGTAGCTCTTTAGTGGCATAACGACGCCGGTAACTTCCACGTCACTACTGTTTGAACGTATGACTACAGGTGTGGCCGTTCCTTCGAAGAGTTCGAGAGTGACGCTATCAATACCTTTGAACGCCTTAAGTACGTTTGCAAGGAACTCAGGATTGAGCTTTACTGTCGCGATTGCAGTGTCACTTGGCGGAATAAGCTCTTTGTAATCAGGGAAGTTCCCGCTTACTTGGTGATCATTGAACACAGTGGTGTGCTCTAGGTCAGTGGTGATCACACCTGACTTGGTGACGTTGGCGTAGGCGAGAACTGGTAAGAGCTTCTGTGGTTTCATCATCGGCTTCAACTTCGCAGCTGTGGCACCCGTGATGCGCACATTGTCAATGGATGGGCTTCCGTTGGTTTCGGGGTATTGATCGGCGTCCTCTGCGTGTTGGCGTACTTCGGTAAGGATGTAGCCGTCCGTTGACGCCGCAACTATTTCATCGCCGTCTTGTTTGATATCAATGACTGTCAGTAGCGGCCGAGTTTGGTCCTTGCTTACTGTGTGTAATGCGCGTAGGTGGTCTTTACTAATTAGCATTCATAGTTCTCCTGTTTAGTTGTTTGATGGGCCAGTCACGGTCCAAGCAGTTCACGCGGTGTATAGCACTAATGCCCGCGTGCCCTGCTTGAATCACGATGCAGGTACTAGCTGGCTCGCAGTCCAGCTAGTACCTGTGGATAACTACCAGTAGGTTACGTATTTGACAGTCCTGAACGTTGATGCGTTGCCAAGCCTTTTATGTAATGACTTGGCTTGAATGTCTAACGTTTCAGCTAATTGACAAAGTGCAATGTTGTGGTGTTATTTGGTTTGGAGATGCGACCTCTGTTGGAAGCGTCGGGGAATACATCATGTGCGACTCGACGCTATTGCGACGTTCCTGTCGTCAGCAGCAAACTCGTGTTGGAAGCAACATGCTCGTACATCGTCTGCCCGTTCTGAGTAACTGCGTATGGCAGGAAGACTTGAGCAGTTGTAACCATGCGGGTCTCGATGATGGCGAGTTGTGCTTCCACCCAGTCTTTCGTGATGCGCCATGCGACTCGGCGCGCTTGTGCTTCGTCAGTCTTGATGCGCGAGTTTCGTCGTCGTTGCTCGGTTAACACCGCCTGAACCGGTTTCCAATCGGTAGGTAGCTTGAAGCTGATGAATTGATCGTCCATCTTTAGTCTGAAGCTCAGTGCAACAATGTTCCCGGTGTCGTCGTACTCGCTCATAATTGCTGAAGCGCCTGACTTGGCGAGTGTCGACTGAATCTCGTTTATCGACTTCTCGGGACTGATGGTAGTGGTGTAGTTCAGTAGTGCCATATGGTCTCCTGTGTTTAAATAGTTGTATTCATGAGTGACCTGTACGACATCGATGAAATCCTCTTCCTCGCTAAACGAGGGATGTCTGCTTCGTTCATACAAGAGGAGCTCTCACTCAATATCTCGCTACGGCAAATCCAGAGAATCGTTTCTAGTCGTCTAGGCCGGCGCCCGACTCGAGCTTCCATTCAGAAGCCCAACATCCTGAGGGAAAGAGTCGTCGCTGACATGGTGTCTCGTGGGCTCAACCCGAAGCTCTGTTCAAACTGTGGGCGGGCGAGCGTGAGACCGGGCTTCATACGAGCGGTCAACAATGACCTATCTCTTGATGCCCTGGTGTTCGTTGGAGCTGAGTGCACGGTGCCTGGTGATGTCTAGGCGCTGACCTTATTGCGTCGTCGAGAGATGAATCCTCCTTTGGCTGAAGCTTCCCGGAATTTCTCTGGGTCTACTTCTTTGAGGTAGGCGAACCCGCCTGTGTGTCCGTTGGCACCTCCGATTTTTCCGATCTTCTTATAGTGATCAGGGTCGTTAGCGAGGTTCTTGGCGGCTGCTTTCAGCCCACCCGCTTTATTACCTGCCACAGTTACTTCACCAACACAAGTATGAACATAGCTATTATTACGATGAGCAATAGAACGAGAGATATACGGTGCGAGTTCACGGCATACTCGACGTTTCTAACTCGTTTGTGTAGCACGGTGATTCGACCGTTGATTGCTCCGTCTATCAGCTCAAGCTCTGTACGTGTAGGAGTAGCTTCAAGGCTCTCTAGCTCGACTGCGAACACTGCTTCCTTGCGGTCGTCAGCTGTGAGTGGTGACAGGCCAGCTGCTTTAGCTCGTGCATAACGTGCCTTGGTTGACTGTGAAACAGTAGGCGATGTCGCACGTTTGCTTCGCACTGGCTTAGGAGCTTTAAACCCGGCTAAATAGTTTCCCCAGGTTCCCGCCATATTGATGGAGTTAACCGAAGAGGCACTAATCCCATACTCCTTAGCGATGTCCGCTTGGAGGCGAGTGGTATTTTTGAGTTCACGCTTGATTGCCAAAAACTTGATACGTTTGATTTGTCGTGTTCGTCCCATATTGAGTTGTTCCTTGGGCTATAGCCCATTATTTATTTAGAAAGGCATACCTGCGGGATAGCGCTTGGCGCACATCCGACAGAGGTTGATGCCCTTGATGCTCTTCACATAGGTGGTGTCGAGGCAGTTCTTACAAGTGCCTTTGCTGTAACCATCTGATACTAATTTGTCGTGCTTCTGCTCGGCTTCCATGATGTCGCCTTCGGCTTTCATGTCCTCTTCAAAGGGGCTGTCATCGTTGCTCCGAAAGGAAGAAAGGCTGTCGTCATTCATTAGAGAGTCCCTTCATCATTCGGTGCTTCAGCCGCTTCATTCTCTAGTTGGTCCATTACCAGGTCAGCTTCATCGAGTGTGTCGATAGTGCTGTGCTTAAGAACTCTTACGATGAATGCCTTCTTGCCGACTGCGGTTCCATAGCCTTGTACCTCAAGCTCATCAAATATCTTCTTCTTTGCTCGGGCTAGAACATCTTCTTTCGGCTCTTCGGGTTCATTCGGTGCAGATTGCTCTGGAGGATTTGGTGCGCCCGCTGCCTTACCGTCATCATCCACTTCTGTGGCTATGCCCAACGCTGCACCTAAGGCGTAACGCTTGTAGTAGGTGAACTGTGAACCAGCATCCTGAGCGCTCTTACCATTGGTGTTGATGTCCAGTAGTGAAGCCTTATGCTCCCCTGAGTCATGCCACACGATCGTTTCAAGCTGTGTCCATCCATCTTTTCCGCCACTCAGCTCCTGTGTCACTGCGAGTCCGTTAGCCATCATTGGCTCTCGGATGGCTGTAAATATATCGGCAAGATCAGCAAACTTGTAGCTGTACTTACCAGCGTCGGCAGTTTTGTTCTTAGGGATGATCGGCACTACACCTTGGAACTTGACCAGGGCTGATGCTAGCTTCGCTAGGTTTGGTTTCTCTACGCTATGGTCGGCCATACGAATCCTTGTGCTGCTGCCTTAAGCATCTGCTTTACATGTTGACGTGGTGTGGTGAAGTCTCGACGGTTAGCAACGTGAAGAACTCGGTCTTCCTCGCTGTGGCGTACCAGGTGTCCTTTAAACAGCTCAGGCTGATAGATCGTTCGTTGTCGGTTTGATTTGATGTGCATGGCGTTGTTTCTCCTTAGATAATTGTCTGTCTCGTTCATTGAGTCGGCGTCTAACCTCTGTAAAGTACGCGCTTCTCTCTGTAGCAAGGTTGATGAGAAGTGTGGTGAGACCAAGTTCTTTCAGGCCAAACCGTTCCTTCTCTTCTTCCGCTATTTCATGCAGTGCTTTGATGAAGGTGGTGTCCCATCTCCAAGCACTGTGCTTCAATTCGTGGCCTGAGGATTTGCTTCGTACAGACCACGGGTTTACATCTTTCATTTGCATCTACTTTCTATGGCGTTTCCTCCTTGATATTGATGCTTTTGTAGCCGGTCAACTGCTGTCACGCTTTATATATTCAATGCGTCGCGTTTACCTGTGACGTATTATGAGCCTTATGTTTTGATTGTCAACACTAATTTCATTGAATAGGCAACACGACCTGTGGACAACTTCAGGCGCGTTCTCGGCAACACTCTCCAGGTGTCCTTTTGGCTGTCCCTCTGATGTCACTTTCGTGGGACGCAGAAGCGCCACCAGGACAGGGAGAAACCGCCGATTGACATGCGTACTACGTTCCCGCATAGTCACATATATGCTGACCCTCGATCGTGACCGCCAAATCATCCTCTCCGTCGACCGCTTCGGCCAGCTCGCAACTGCCCACATTGCCCAACTCCATTTCGCCGAACTCACGCCGAAGCCAATGCAACGCGCTCTAACCCGCCTGGTTGAACGTAAGTACCTGGCACGCATTGAACGGCGAATGGTGGGTGGTACGGGTGCGGGGAGTGGGCAATACGTGTACCAACTAGGTTCGGCGGGGTGGAAGCTTGTAGGCCGTGTTGGTAAGTACTGGCCGTTTAGAACGGTGAACTATCACACGCTAGCTATTGCTGATTCATATATGGAGCTACTAGCCCTAGAGCGTGAGAAGCGCATTGAGATTATTGGGTTCACTACTGAGCCAGACACATGGCTGGATATTGCTGGGGCTGACTTGCGCCCTGACATGTTTATAGAGGTACGTCAGGTATTCGAGAAGAAGAGCCTGAGCCTGTGGGTAGAAATTGACATGGGCACGGAACGGCAGAAGGCCTTGAAAGATAAACTCGCAAGATACTGGCACGCATATCAACATGCGGATGCCGACAAGCTTCCAGTGTTCCCCCTGGTTCTATTCCTTGCCCCAGACCTCAAGAGAGCGCGTGAGATACGTTGGTTGATTGATAACGGGCCAAAGGAGGGGCAGCCGTTATTCTTAGTCTCTACGGTTCCTGAGTACGCCAGGCTACTCTTTAGCTGATGTATTAACTACAGCGTAATAGTGTTGCCTATTTGTGACCAAAAGCGCATAATAGTAACAGTTCGAAAGGACAAGCAACTAAACAACTCAGCGACGGATTGTCAGTTATAAACGGAGACAATCAAAATGACAATCAAAGATGGACACGGCAATACACTCACGCTCTATCAGGCAAGGTCGGGTGCGGTCATGCTTCAATTCGGTAATCAAGCCATCGAGCTTACGAAAATCCAAGTCGAAGCACTAGTTACACCCTATGATATAAATGACTTTCACCACGCAGCTTATATTTCGTTCTACGCCTAGCGGTTTACCGCTGGCAACCTCTCGCTGAGTTGATAACTAAACAGGAAACAACGCCATGACCATCACAGAATTATTTGAAGTCAAAGATGCACTAGTCGCTCGCATGGATAAGAGCAGCGCCAACCTTGCTGCTGCGTGTGCGCCCCACCGTGGTGACATGGGTCTTCTCGATGACGAATTCAAAAGAAGTGACACCTACGCCAGCCTCAATAACCTGTACTACCTCGATAAGCAGCTGATGGCTGACTTCTGGAAATCGGTCCGTGGTAACAAGGAATTTATAAAGGCAGATAAAGAACGAACTCTAGCCAAGCGCTACAAGGTTGCATCATGACCCGCAAGCTTGCGTTGGAGCACTTGAAGGCTTCCCTTTGTTTAGGTGACCTTGGGAAGGCAACGCGCATCTATATAGAGAATCGCATCTCTCGGAGTGTTTACAATCAGTACTACCGCAAGTTCTATAATGCGCCCAGAGACGAAGTAGTCACATCTGCATGATCGTCCACACTCGCTACGGACGCACCAATACAAAAACGGGGGAGATACTCGACCTCTCCCGTTTATCTCGTCCCCCTAAGCGCACCAGGCACAACCGTCCAATACGGCGGAACTACCCACCTAGCCGGCCTCAGCCCCTAAATGACCTGGTTATCTGCCTTAGCGGTTGCTTCGTTGTCGCGGGCGCGCTTCTTCTCTTCTCGTAGGAGCGCAGCCTTGCGCATATATTGACCAAGTTGGATGCCATAGTCTGGTGTCCATTTTTTGGTGTCACTCTTACGGTCGTAATCTATGGCGCTCTGAGGGCGTGGTCCTTCTGGTGGGACTGTATGCCATTTACCTGTGAGGCCGAGGAGGTCATTGCTGTGTTTGTTTTGCCCATTCATATCTGGGCAGTATTGTGCGGTAAGCCAAGCGGTTTGGCAATAGTAAAACTACGTTCTTAAAGTCAAGAATATGGTTATCCACAGAAACGCCTCAGTTTGTCCACATGTGCCATTTAATCGTCATTGACTATATGACGGAAATCTAACATAGTGATGGACAGTAAACAGCTTAGTCGTTGTTTACTCCTGAATGACCTATAGGGGGTTGACTTCTAAATCTATTCATCCATAATAAGCGGTGACTAAGCTGTTGAAGCGCCTCCTAATATGGGGCGCTTTTCTTGTATCTGTCTAGGGACGGTTTCCTACACCGACTTGGGGACGTAAAACAGCCAAGTAAATAAATGGAACATGGCTATCCGTATGGCTTGTTATACGGAAGGTGCGTCAATGATGACCAGCACATTCACAATTCAGTGTAGTTATACAGGTACATGGCTATACAAGATAAGCAAGCGTTGAAATAGACACTAGCCACTAACGTGGGACAGAACCCCTCCTTGTATAGACCTCCGCTATTCGTAGCGAGCTAGTAGTAGGAACGCGGAGAATCCGAGATTGCAATCGAGTACGTGAGACAACAGCTACTAGTTTCCATGCATCTGTATAACAATTGAAAGTATCTGTGAGGCAAGGTTCTCCACGAGTCACCATTCTTGATCCTGAACTCGTGGGATAAAGATTAGACCCGCCTTGCCTCATACATGCTTTCAATACCCATTTCTAATTACCTCGAATTCGATGGAATTAGCTTCAGGGGAATACACAACAGCAAGGAACATCAATGTCATTCCAATTTACACGAATCGGTGGGAATTAGAATTGAACACCTCGCACATGTCAGAGTCCCCCTGAGCTTCACCGCTCAAAAAGAGGGACTACTTAGAGTCCCATTGAATAATTGTTTTGACCAGTTCATATTGATTTTATGAAACTGCCAGCTACAATCTACAAGTCCTGGGTCGGGTATCTCTGGATTCTATTCGTTGGTCTGACAGTCGCAGCAATACCTTGGGCTGGGATATTTATGCTTGGGTACTCTGGGGACTTAGATGAGACGTCATTCTGGATGTTAGTAATCACAAGCATCCTCGTACTCGTCGTGATGGTAGAACGGCTCTACGTTTACAACCTCAGCTACATCACGCTCACAAAGGATGGGATCAAGGCCGAGAACTGGTCCTCGCTGTTTTATCAAGTGGATGCTGAAACTGAATGGGTAAGGGTTCAGGATGTTGCGATACAAACGAACAATCTATTCTCTTTGCTCTTCAGCTTTGGAACAGTCACTATTCAAACAGCAGGCACCGGGCAAGACATGCGCATGACTATGGTGCCTAATGTCGAAGCACTAAGAGATGCTATTTCACAATTAGCCGATCAAGCGACAGGTGAAGACTCTGTGGAGTTATCCACAACTAACGCATGAGAATAGTGTTGACTATTTAATCCTATAAGTGCATACTTCCGACAGTGTTACGACACAGCAACTAAACAACTCGAATCTGCGCATAGAAGTTAGTGGTTAATCCACCCACACCACCTACTAGCTTCCTTGTGCGAATTTGAGTTCATAACTAAATACAGGAGAAACGCCATGCAAACCAAAGTAAACCGAACCATCAAACCAAAAGCCATTGTCATAGTAGGAGTGGTCCTCTTACTGTTGGCCGGCTACCTCGCATTCATGGCGTGGACCTTCAAGACCACTTCAGACGAGACACGTACGCAATCTACTAGCCGCCAATCAAGTGTCAGCCAGGCAGTCTCACCATCCGAACCTGTAATCGAAAAGGCAGCCACGGTTGAAGTAGAAACACCTGTCGTAGCTGAACAACCAACTTCATCGCCAACAGCTCGAACAGCAGTACAAGCGCCTAAGGAGGCTGTATCTACTCCAGCGTCTCCTAGTAAGTGGACTGTCGTCATGGCCGAGGCCGGAATCGCTGAATCAGACCAAGCAATAGTAGATGGTCTCGTGTTCAATGGCTCTGATTGGAACCTTCAGGGCTGCGCATGCTCCCGACTTATGCGAGCAACTAGCAACCCTATCAACCGCTTTCATCTTTTGAACCAGTACGTCATTGCTAACTACTCGACCTGGACGGCTGCACAAGCTCAAGCAGCTACGGGGCAGTGGTAGTGAGTGAGTACCTACTAGTACCCAACCAAGAGCCAGCTGACGTCACCAAGCTCTCTGAAGACCAGCTACTCGACATAACAGCCGACATTGAAACTGCGCTCACTCCACTAGGTGAACAAGCCTTTGAGGAGTACATGCAGCGCCAGGGCAAGAAGATCAACCAGGCGATTGCCTCACGGGATGACCGATAGATGGCCAACTTCAAAGTGAACATCGACGTGCGCATGGAAGACGGCACGACAAAGCAAATCGTTCGTGATGTCAACGCTTCCAACGGAGAAGCGGCGAGATCAGCCGCCCTTGCCGACTGGGTACGGTTCCTTTACCGGGCAATCGATGCATACAAGTACGTAAAGAGCTCGGGCATCATGGTAACTGCCTCATGAACCGGGACTTTGCTTGCATTGACTGCGGGACTGTATTCCAGCGCTACAGCACCATTCAGACGCGCTGTAGAGAGTGCACAGCCATAAAGCTGCAAGGTAAGGCACCGAAACCTAGAGCAGTGTCTATGGGAGCTGCTAAGCCCAAACCATGTAAAAGCTGCGGAACCATTTACACACCAGCTCGCGCCTCAACTGCACATATGTCGAACTATTGCTCGCGTCCGTGCCAGTGGAAAGACAAGCAAAAACAAGAGACTCGTAAATGCCGTGTTTGCTTCAAAGAGTTTCAGTTTCAACCAAGTCAGTCGAAGGCCTATAAGGATGCTGGCGTCGCGTGCTCTCGGGCTTGCGCTGTGGAATACCGTGTACGCAAGAAAGCTGACGCCCCTACTAACGACAAGTACGGGCGAACCTCTCGTCGGGCTGATAAGGCTTGGCAGCTAGCTGTCCGAGAACGTGATGAACGAATCTGTCAGCGCTGCGGCATCTACGAAGAGTACATACACACTCACCACGTAGCTCTTAGGTCACAACGTCCAGATCTCAAGCACGATGTGGACAACGGCATCTGCCTCTGTGGACCATGTCATGCATGGGTGCACCATCACCCGAAGCTCGCCAAAGAGGGTGGTTTCATCTCCGACGAGAAGTACGGCGTAGAACAGATAGACAAGTGGAACGCAAACATCTCTCGAGGTAAAGATCGTGGCGCACACCAAGTCGTTAAGTGCACAATCTGTGGGGCTGAAAAGACCTATCACGACAGCAGTTTAAAAGACCTTAGCGGCACTCAGTACCGATGCTATGACTGCTACACAAACGTCCCAATCACGAGGGCAGCATGAGCGAACGAATAGTTGCAGCAGCTATCCAGCACAGCGGCGTTGTGTTCACGGGCAGGCGTCACGGGCTCATTATGCAGCAGATGGTAGATCTTGGTTTCATTGACGTAGAGGACCGCTCTCAGCGAATCTATTCGGAGATGCAAGGATTTCTAACTAGTGAGAACCGTTGGGTGAACCGCAAAGAAGGAATGCAGATTGCGATCGATGCAAACCAACTGGACTACAAAGAACAATTCCCCGAGCTTTTTAGCGAGGATCTTTGGTAATGGCCGACTATCTACCTCACATCCAAGACACTCTCACCGAGACCTGGGACCGAGCTAAAAGGGAAGAGGCATTTCATCGTTTGCTCAAGCTATGGGACAAGAAGCTCTCACACCTCAACGACGAAATGCTCCACTACGTCCTCATGCGGGTGACGTCAATCCTGAACTATCGGGCTGAGCAGGAACGGCTGAGGGACTGCCTCGATACCGAGTAAACCTCGCAAGAAAGCCATTGACCTGGTAGCCGCTAGATTGAATAGATGGACAAGAACCGCCTGTACTACGGTGACAACCTCGAAGTATTGAAGCAGAGCATCCCTTCGGAGAGTGTGGATCTTGTCTACCTCGACCCGCCGTTCAACTCGGCGCGCAACTACAACGTCATCTTCAACCGAGACAGTGGCGGGACGAAGCACGACTCTGACGCTTCAGCGCAGATTGAAGCGTTCGAAGATACATGGACCTGGACAACTGCAACTGATACTCAATTTGACGAGTATGTGAACGGTGGTCTGCCGCCGAAGGTATCGGACGCCCTGTCAGCGATGCGGACTCTGGTCGGTGAAAATGACGCAAGCGCCTATCTGGTGAATATGGCCCCTCGCCTAGTCGAACTTCATCGGGTACTAAAGCCGACCGGCTCGCTCTACCTACACTGCGACCCAACGATGAGCCACTACCTAAAGATTCTGCTCGATGCCATCTTTGATCCCCGTTCATTCCGCAACGAGATTGTCTGGAAGAGGACTGGATCAAAGGGCAACATGACGGTTCGGCTGTCGAACAGTCATGACGTCATATTGGGGTACAGCAAAGGTGCCACACCGACGTGGAATAACGACGAAGCATTTACTCCATACGACCTTGACAACCTCGATGAGAAAACTGCCGATCAGTACCGTCTGAAAGATGCCGACGGGCGGCTGTACCGGTTGTCACCGCTGGACAATCCAGCTGACGTACGCCCTAATCTCACCTACGAGTTCTTAGGTGTCACGAGAGTATGGCGATGGACGCGGGAACGAATGGAACAGGGCTACAAAGATGGAATTGTGGTTCAAACGGGGCCTGGCCGTGTACCAGCAATGAAGCGTTACCTAGATGAGCAGAAGGGCCGACCGCTCGGAGATGTCTGGACCGATATCCCTCCACTCCAATCAAAAGCAGCCGAACGTCTTGGATATCCCACTCAAAAGCCACTTGCGTTGTTGGAGCGAATTATTCGCATAGCGTCAAATCCAGGTGATGTTGTGCTCGACCCCTTCTGCGGTTGTGGAACGACGGTAGATGCAGCGCAGAAGCTCGGTCGCAAATGGGTTGGTATTGATATCACCTACATCGCCATCGACCTCATCGAGAAGCGACTACTCAATACGCACGGTGCTGAGATTGAGAAGACCTATGTTGTTTCGGGTATCCCTCACGACAAAGCCGCAGCGTTTGCTCTGTTCAAGAAGAATCCGTTTGACTTTGAACGTTGGGCTGTATCCATGGTCGGCGCACAGCCGAACGCCAAGCAGGTAGGCGATAAGGGCATAGACGGTGTGGCTAAGTTCCCACTCGGAAAGAAGAACGAAGTAGGCCGCATCATCGTTTCGGTGAAGGGTGGCAAACAGCTCAACCCCGCAATGGTTCGAGATCTGGCTGGAACAGTGCAAACTCAGAAGGCCGAGATGGGTGTACTCATTACCCTGAGTGAATCAACCAAGGGCATGATCGATGCTGTGAACCACGCAGGGACTTACACTCATCCAGCTAATGGACAGGTGTACCCAAAGCTTCAAGTCATCTCAGTACCTGAGTTGCTCAGCGGGAAGCGTTTGAAATTGCCGCCCACTTACTTGCCGTACATTCAAGCGCAGCGTCTCGTAGCTCCAACCCATGAAGCTGTACCTCTTTGGCAGGATTGAGAATCAAGTAGCGCGCAGGCCAATCGCCCCGCGGAAAAACTTCCTCTACCTCCTCATCAACAACCCTGAACCGTGGAAACGAAGTAGCGCCGCAGGCCGGCGTGAAAATTTTGAAGCGATCCTTGCTCTACCTTTATGGCATGGACCTTGGGGCATTCGGCGAATTTTGGAACAGCAGTATCGGCGTTTTCTGGAACCGCCTGGAATGGGGCTCGGTTGCACAATGGGTCAGCGGCTTATTGACAGCAGGTTCGTTGTACCTAGGGCTGACGATCTTGCGCCGTGACCGTGACAAGGCCGACCTGCTGTCGGCCGATGCTTTCGTCGTTTGGTCTGACACCATAAAGATTACTGCGACTGTGCCAAATTATTTTGTCACTGTCTCATCTTTCAACGGCGGGGATATGCCCATCATTAATCCCTACCTGATGGCCTATTCAAACCCTGGGTTTAAGCCGATCAATATGTTGGTCAATCGAAAGGCTAATGACATCGGTGTGATTATTGAAGGCAAAGAACGCAACCAAATATCGTTTGACAGCGGCAACGTAGACCCAGAAACGCTGAAACTGTTCATCGTGTTTCGAGATGCGCGTGGATACGAATGGAGACGCACGCTCGACTTCGGTAAGTACATGTCACAGCGACAAATCAATTGGCGCTATCACCACATCATCTCTAATAAAGAATTCACGTCCGAAGAACTGGCGAAGAAGCGACGCATCAAATTCAAGCCAGTCCAGAAGCCTCTTCCAATTTAGTGATGTATATGCGTAAATAGACGCATATATGAGCAAGCCCAAAACACCAGTAACTAAACAACCAAAGCATCCAGGCGGTAGGCCTTTAGCTTTTGCAACTGTCGACGCACTGGAACAAGCGATTAATTCATACTTCAGTGAATGCGATCCACACCTAGCTAAGCGAATGACCGAAACTGGTACCGCTACCGATGGTTCAACGATGTTTGGCCTGCGCGAGGTAATGACTGAGCAAAAGCCATACACGATGTCTGGACTAGCTCGTCACATGGAAATCGACCGAAAAACCCTTCTCAACTACTCGAAAATAGAACAGTATTTCCCCACGGTAGAAGCCGCACGAGAGCGTGTACACGAGTTTGCAGAAGCACAGCTGTATGGGAAGAGCAGTGGTGGAGCTCAATTCGTGTTGAAGAACAACTTTGACTGGAAAGACCGCAGCGAAGTGGACCTAACGACTAAAGACCAGCCGCTTGCGATGGTGGAGTTTATTGGCGGTGGATCAACGACCAACAGTCAAGATCCAGTTTCTTAACGAGTTCAAAGAGCTATTTAATGAGCTTTGGCGAAACATCGTCTACTACGGTGGGCGCGGTTCGGGTAAGTCGAAGCACGTTGGTCTAGCCCTCGTCCTTCGCGGCCGGCAGAAGCGCTTACGCATCCTCTGTACGCGTGAAATTCAGAACACCATTAGTGACTCAGTTCACAAGCTGCTGCGCGACATCATTGAAGAGAACGGCTTCACCGACTACGAGGTGACCGACAAGATCATCCGAAACAAGGTGACAGGCACCGAGTTCTTATTCGCTGGGCTTCGTCACAACGTCAATGAGATCAAGTCGATGGAAGGTATCGACATCGCATGGGTGGAGGAAGCCCAGAGCATCAGCGAGGCCAGTCTTAAAGTATTGGCTCCGACTATCCGTAAAGAGGGCAGCCAGCTGATATTTACGTTCAACCGATTCGCCGAGCTCGACCCTGTCTACGTCCGTTACGTGTTGAAGCAACCAGCTCACACCTACAGTGCCCAGGTGAACTATGACGTCCTGGACCGTGCAGGGCTCTTCCCTGAGACGCTGCGCATGGAGATGGAAGAAGATCGCAAGGATCCTGGTCTGTTCGCCCACGTGTGGCTAGGTGAGCCTGTAGACCAGGCAGACAACTCCATCATCAGCCGCCGCGCTGCACTCGATGCAATGAACCGGGTAGTAGATGACGAAGGCGCTATCCAAGTGGGTGTGGACGTTGCTCGCATGGGTAACGACCGGACAGTGTTCAAGAAGCGTAAGGGCCTCAAGCTGGTGGACAGCGCTTCCTATACGCACCTACGCACCACTGAGGTATGCGACAAGCTCGAGTTGTTCGTGGCACATGACAAGAACGTACTTATCAAGATTGACGACACGGGAGTTGGTGGGGGAGTGACCGATGAAATGATTCTCCGTGGCTACTGGGTGATGCCGATTAACTTCGGTTCTATGTCATCAGAACCCGACAAGTACCCCAACCTCATTAGTGAGATGTGGTTTTATCTGGCCTCTATTATGCCGACAATAGATCTTCCAATGAATGACGGCTTACTAGGTGAACTTACGAGTCGCCTCTGGAAAATGGACACTAAGGGTCGTAGGGCAATTGAGAGCAAGCAGGACTATAAGAAGCGTGGCAATAGGTCACCCGATGAAGCTGATGCATTGATACTCGCCTTCTATGAAGCGAACATTGCAGTTGATGAAGTGACAGAAGACGAATACGACGATTTGGAATTTGAAGGATTGCTAGACCGCGACTTTTAGGTTATTTTGAAAGGAGATATGGCGTCTAAAGAAGTAAAAGCAATCACCTCTAAAGAGTCCGGTAAATCCGGAACTACAATCAGCTCCGGTCAGATTACTGGTGAAGAGTACAACTTCAACCTAAGAGACGACCAAGCGATGAAGACCTATAACGAGATGCGCAGCAATGACGCAACCGTTGAGGCCTCTCTAGCAATCGTTAAGACACCTGTACTGGCCGCTGACTTTACAGTTGACCCAGCTAGTGATGATGATGCTGATAAGGAAGTTGCTGACTTCGTTTATGACTGCCTTCGACACATCATTGATTGGGACCAGTTCATTGGTGAAGCGCTTACCTACCTAGAATATGGCTACTCGCTATTTGAAATGGTCTTTGAACCTCGCATGGTCAACGGCAAGCTGCGTATCGCACTCGTGAAGCTTGCATACCGCAAACAGACCACCATCAAGGCGTGGGAGACAGCGGACCACAAGCCCGGTGTCACTCAGCACGTTGGCGCCGACCGTTTCAGCATCCCTCAAGTGAAGTTGGTCCGGTTCACCAACCGTCAAGAAGGCGACAACTATGTCGGGCGCTCTATCCTTCGGCCGGCTTACAAGCACTGGTACATGAAGGACAAGCTCTACAAGATCGATGCAGTAGGTCACGAGCGACAAGCTCTCGGCGTCCTGGACATCACCGTGCCTAAAGGTGCAACTGATTTAGACAAGCAGCGTATCCGGGCGGCTGCAAGGGCTCTACGCGCGTCTGAGAACTCATTTATCGAGCACCCAGAGAACTGGATCATCCAATTCCTCGACATGAAGGCAAAGAGCATGAAGGACACAGAGCCTTCTATCAATCACCACGACCGTCAGATTATGAAGAACGTCCTGGCTGCATTTATGGAAATCGGCGCAGCGGGATCTAGTGGTACACGTTCTACATCAGAGGACCAAAGCACCATCCTTGAGAAGGCTGTTGAGAACATCGCCAAGTACATCGTCAACGTGCTTCAAAACACTGTGGTCCGTAACCTGGTCGACCTGAACTTCACAGACCGCCCCTACCCGACTCTCCGTGTGAGCAAGACGAGTGATGACAACGTTCCAGTACTCAGTGAAGCCGTAGCCAAGTACACAGCTGCAGGAGTCCTCCACGCCCGACCTACTGATGAGAACACAGTCCGCAAGCAACTCGGCTGGGCTCAGGTTCCGGAAGAGGATCTTGAAGAGTTCTACGTGAAGGAAGATGTTGCACCAGTAGACCAAGAAGATGACAAGCTCACCGCCTCTGTCAAGGAACTAAAAGCGCTCCGTGCGAGCGTAGAAAAAGCTCTTTATGCCCAACCGCCGGCAGCTGCTTGATGCGCATACGCACCTAAACGCGGCCATCCTCGAGAGTGAACCTTGGGAGGCTAGCTATAAGGCGTCTCCTTCAACGTTCAAACGATTGGTCCATGAAGAAGCTGCATTACAGGCCAGTGCCAACGAGTACCTTCTAGGGCTTGCCGATCGCATTCCTCAGCTCATCAACTGGAACGACCCGAAGCTGATGCAGTTGAGAGCCGACACCACGCCTCCAATGAACGACGGGGTTTGGAAGGCCGAAGCGGCGCTGCTTATGGCCTCAGTCCTGGCAAACATCACAGAGCTCCAAGTAATCGGAGCAAACGCCGGAGAGATCATCTACAGCATCCCTATGGGCTTCTCGAACCTTAACGAAGCCATCCTGGTCGCAGCTGAGACACAGACGGCCCAGATGGTCAGCCAAGTCAATGAGAGCACCAGGCGGTACATCCAGCAGTCAATCAAGACGAGCATCGAACTAGGGGAAGACGGTGCAGCAATGAAGGCTCGAATTATGAAGCGGATCTCTAATCCAGTACGTGCCGAGATGATTGCTCAAACGGAAGCCGTTACTGCTTACCAGTCAGGCATTGAACTCTTCGCAGTTGAGACCGGCGCTGAAAGCAGCACATGGGACGCTCTGCTAGGCGCGTGTGGCCTCTGTCGCCCTATAGACGGTGTGACGGTGCCGATAGGTGAGGACTTCACTCTTGGTAACGGTACGAAGGTCACGCGTCCCCCTGGACACGTTAGGTGCCGTTGCGGACGCATCATCAATTACCCAAAGTAACCAAGTAAAGAAGCGCCTCTGCGAGTAGGCGCTTCTTTGATGTTTGTTTAGGAGGTTTGGAGTGAGAGAGAGGTGCAAGTTCGAATTGTTTCGAACCTGTGCTTAATGTAAACCAATTCCTATTGACAAGGAATAGCGAACACCGCATATTCAGGGAAGATGAAGACCACTAAGACCCAGAAAGCCGTTTTACTAGCACACGCTCTAAAGGCTGATGCGACTGGTAAATATCCAACAGAGATTGAGATTGCTCAAGTTGGGTCTTGGCGAACACCTTGGCACGGCAACTTTGAACTCACGGTAAATGACTTCAATGAGGCTGTAACTCACTTTGATGCGGGTATCTACCGTGTGAACGGTACTGAACCGCTTCCTGGCACTCTCGACCACTTAGGTGGTGACACTCCTGCTGCATTCCGAATCAACAGTGTCTACGTCGTGGACAACAAGTTCATGGCATCAGTTACCTGGACTGCACTAGGCAAAGAAAAACTCGACCGTGATGAATACCGGTACATCTCGTTTGAGTTCAATACTCGGGCTCAACCTTTCGTGAACCCTGAGAACGAAGACGAAGTACTGGTCAATGTTCTGACCGGCGCGACATTAACCAATGACCCACTATTCAAGAAGCTGAAGCCAGTAATGGCATCGGCCCGGAGTGGTTCAAATAAAGATGAAGGAGAAGATATGGATTTGAAGACAATCCGCGCAAAGAAACTGGAAGATCTCTCTGCTGAAGAGAAAGCATTCCTCGAAGAAAACAAAGCTGAACTGACAGCCGAAGAGCTAACTGCCTTTGGACTCGAAGTTGAAGAGGTAGAAACAGCTGAAGCAAAGACTGCTCGTGAAGCCAAAGAAGCTCAGGACGCAATCGACGCGCAGAAGGTCATCGATGACCAGCCTGCTGCTGATGCACTGGCCGCTGACGAAGCAACCAAGCTCGAAGCTTCTACAAAAGGTATGAGCAAAGACCAGAAAGCAATGTTCACCAAGCTCCAAGCATCTGTATCAGCCCTAGAAGCTGACGCGAAGGCTGGACGTGAAGCACAGCAAGAACTCCTGAAGACTCGCCTTACTGCATCTGTCTCTGCACAGGTCGCTCGTGGCGCAATCAAGAGTGACCAACTCGACGCTGGTGTAGAGCTTCTCTTGGCCTCAACGGAAGCCAACCGCACAAAGCTCACATCATTCCTAGAAGCGCTTCCTAGCAACCCACTGATGGCCTCAGCTGAGGGATCAGGCAAGGAAGAAGAGGAAGAAGTCGAACTGACCAAGGAAGAAATCGAGCAAGCTGAACAGTTTGGCAACGACCTTGAAACAGTGAAGGCTTACAAGAAAGAACAACTTAAAGCAGCAGCTAAGAAATAGAAGGAGATCAGAATGGCAAACCTAACAGCATCACGACCAGATCAACGACAAGAAGGCATCCTCATCGATGTTGACCTTGCAGCAGCAACAAAGGTCTTCCAAGGAAGCATCGTCAGCACCAACGCTGCCGGCTTTGCTAAAAAAGGCGCAGACGTAGCGGCTGAAAAGTTCGCTGGTGTCGCAGTGGAAACTAAAGACAGTTCAATCGCTAGTGAATCATTCGTTCGCGTTTGGAAAGAAGGAGTCTTCTCATTCCCAATCGTGGGAGCGACACAAGCAGCAGTGGGCAAGCCTGTTTACGCAGTAGACGACAACCTGGTTGGTCTTACTACAACTAACAGCGTCCTTGTCGGAACCGTTGTGAAGTTCGTATCAGCAACCGAAGTGCGCGTGAAAATCTAAGGTCTGTAGAAAGGAACTTAACTAGATGACAGTAATTACAAAAGAACTCCTAGATGAGTGAGTCCTAATGGTCGTAGGCGATGAGGGATCGTTTGTTGGGTGTTCCGAGGAGCCAGTTGTGCCAGATTCCGGCGGCGAGGGC